ATGATCCATTGATGGTCCTTCTACTTCTCTGGCCGATCGAGGCCATGCAGTTGTAGACCAAGTGAATCTCGTACCCGAACATGTCGCCCTTAGTGCCACTTCCGATCAAAGTTCTGTATGAGAACCCAAACCTCTTCGGCTTCTGGCCATCAGCAAAGAAACCATCGGCAACTTCGGGGATACCGATGCACTCGCCAAACTGACGAGGATAGAAGATTGCTGAGATCTGACCAGTGAAGTCGCCAGCATCTGCGTCCGCAAGATAGATCACTCCATCACGGTAGTAGAGAGTCGTAGCGGCTGCCGAGTTTTCGTCGAAACCTTGAAGCCCATTCCAGGGCATTGCTTCACGGCCGGGGATGAACAGAACACCACGGTCCAGGCCATGAGAGAAGTAACGCTGATCAGGCGGGTCCCACGTAAGCAACCTGGCCTCCTAACCGTTCGTGCCGTACTGCTTCTTACGCTCTTCGTTGATACGCATCCAATCAGCCATGTTCGGCTTTGCCCTCTTCTTCCGCTTGTCTTCGGGCTGCGATTTGTAGCCGCCGATCTGAACAAGCATGACCGTCCGACTAAGATGCCAAGATTCGGTAGGTTGAAACGGAATCCGGAGAGCCGCCAACCACCAATAGATCAACTCGCTGGTGATCGTCTCGTCGTCGAGAACCTTCTTATCGTCGACCGGAACACTCGACGCGGTCTGAGAGGTGTTGATGTAGTCCGTCAACTCCTTCATTTGCTCAGGATTGATGAGGACTACAAGATTCGGATCATCTTCCGGAGGCAAAAGCATGCACTCGAAGTACGAGTACAACTCGGATGGCGTTCTCTGACTTCTAGCCAAGAACGCCTTTCGTGTTTTTGCCTCCCATTTTGACAGAGAGAGAAGAGAATGCTCAAACCGTAGTACGACATCTCGTTCTCCGTCGAAGACTTTGAGTTCAAGCATTCTCTCCTCCTACTCTGTTGTCGATGTTGACTACGGACCGACTGCCAAGAGATCGTCGACCTCGTCGGGAAGCGGCAGGTGAGGTGTGACGACGGCACCCCGACCGTACAGCTCGTCCAACACCGCCTCGAGGCCCGCCGGATCGACATCCGGATCGGTTGAGTCCACCCTGGCGATGGCAGTGGGCCGGAAGCCCGGCACCGTGACAGGGGTGGAGGACACCGACCAGCTGAACTGCTTCAGCTCCGGCGACTCGTTGACCGTGGCGTTCGACTTCTCCGAGGGGGAGGCCTGCAGGCCGTAGGCCATGTTGAGCACGAAGCCCAAGTCCTCGTCCTCGGCGTTCCCCTTCAGGTTCTGCCAGGAGAAGCCGAAGGTCGGCCTTCCCTGCATCCCGATCTGGAGACCGTTGGCCGTCTTGGCCACACCGTCGTGAGCGAGGAACTCCACCGGGAAGGTGAAGGCCTCGATGGTCGCGTTGAACTCCTCCGCGGAGAGGAGGTTGACGTAGACGATGTTGTCCGCGTACTGCTTGTTGGACTCGGCGCCGGCGGGCGACTCGTTGACGGCCGTGAGACCGCTCCAAGCCACACCAGCTCCGTAGACACCGCCCGTTGGGGTGTAGAGGACACCATGGCTGACGCCGCGCTCGAAGAAGCGCTGGTCCAGCTCGTCCCATACGAGTTCAGGCATTGGAAACCTTCCTGTCAGAAGAACAACTGGTAAACGAAGTGATACAGTCCGTCGGTGACGAACCTCCGATCGAACTCACAGTGAGCTAGAGCCTCGACCTGTCCCGGAATCGGACTGTTGGGGTCCCGAGAGATCACGGTGATCGTGTAACCCTTCCTGAGCAGGTATTTCTTGTTGTCAGCGTACTTGTAGACGTTCGGCCGATCTTGATCGATCTTTATGCACGGGTATTGAAGTGTTGATGGAGGCTGAATGTAGATGTGCTCTGCATCCGTAACTGTGTCCAGCACCTCCACCAACTCACTCTGGGACCGGGCCATGGTATTCCTCTCCAAAGTACAGACGCACGTTCGGGGGCTCATCCACAATGGACGAAAGTGTCCACCGCTTTCCAGCGTACGTCGCATACTTGATGTTGGAGTGGTCCTGTGGCCCGATCCCGAGTGCCCCCACGACAACACTGCGCGTAGATGACACATGTGCATGCACATCGTCTTCCGAAGCGTGTGTTTCCGTGAGGGTCTTCATTACACCGAGCACTTCCTGCTCTGTTATCCGATCCTCCCAAACGCCAGGTGAGGTCTGGACTTCCTCGACAATGCCGAGGAAACCTGCGTACCTCATTGGCGCCTAGCTCAGGAGCTCGGCTGGCTGTAGCGGAAGGTGAAGTTGTCCTTGACGTCGGCGTCCGTGTCGAAGTAGTAGCCCGCGGTGGGCTCCGCCTCGAGGGTCACCGTCTTCAGGTTGGTGTCGTCCAGGGTGATGGTGGTGCCACCGGCGACGACGTTGCCCGTGTCAGTCCGGCGGTACTGCACACCGGTCTGGGTCGGCACGGTCACCACGTTGTTCGACTTGGCCGGAGCGGTGGGCTCGACCAGCTGGTTGGTGGCGGGGTCGATCTGACGGAAGATCTGGGCCGCGTACGGAACCACCAGGGCGCCGGACAGGTAGGTCTCCATCAGGTAGTGGAACTGGTTGAAGTTGATGTCGAAGTCGTCGAACAGCGTGATCTCGCCGCCACGGTCCGTACCGAAGTTGTAGTCGGAGAGGTCCAGGTTGACGCAGAGGACCCCAGCCGGCATGAGCTCGGTGGGAACGCGGACGATTCGATCGACGTCCATGTCGCCGGCGACCTCGGAGAGGTTCCGGTAGACGCGGTGGCCGAAGTCGTCACGGATGGTGAGCAGACGCGTCGCCAGCCGGTACGACATGAAGGAGGTGATGTTGCCGGAGCCCATGTAGAACTCCTTCGCCTCCGTGACCGTGTCGAGCACGACGTTGTAGTCCGTGCCGGTGGCGTCGGCCGCCAGCGGGACGTAGTACGAAGTGCTGTAGAGGTCATCGTCGTTGATGATGGAGCGGATGCCGTCACCCGAGTTGCCCTGAGGCTCCGGGATCTTGTCGGGGTTCAGCTCACCGTTGACCATGACCGGCCGGCCGTCCGAGAAGAGCGCCGCACGGGCGATTTCCTCGTCGAGCTTGCCGCGCATCTCGACCTTGATCCAGGCGACGACATCGAAGTCCTTGATGTCGATGATGTCCTGGCGGTCCAGACGCTGCTTCTTGATGACCCAGGCCGGCCCCGTCGTCCGCTTGAACACGGGGAAGACCTCGTCGGTCTTCTGGTGGGCCTTGATGTAGCCCTTCGCCCGAGCTTCCTCGGCGGTGATGTCGGCGTAGTAGGTCTTCACCCGCGAGAACGGGCTGTGGACGGTGCCGGACATGAACGCCTTGACCCAGTCCTGGCGACGGTCGACGAAGGTGGGCGTGGCCATCTTCGACTGGGCGTCGGGGAACAGGATCTCGAGGTTCTCGAGACCGTAGTCGGCGTGGAGGAGCTCGTCGGCGTGCAGCATCTGCTGACCCTGCTCGCTTCGGATGAGGCCACGCAACGACTGGGTCGCGCGATCGGCGTTGAAGGGGCTGGCGTCCGTGGCGCCCTTGGCGTGAGCCAGGACCGCCTGCAGGTCGTCGTGCTTGAGCTGCGGCAGCGGCTGTCCGCCGTTCTGCTGCTTGGTCTCATCGAAGAGATTCCTTGGCATCTTCGGTCCTTCCGGGGAGTCGATGTTTCCGTGTTGAAGTGACGGCTCCTCGGCGAGGGCCTGGGTGACACCTTCTGTGACAGCTTCCTTGACGACGTCGTCGATCAGGCTGTTGACAGCCGTCTTCTGCTCATCGGTGAGAGTTCCCAGAACATCACCGACGGTCTTGCCAGACGGCTCGTTCTCAGCGGGTGTTGACGGCTCCTGCGGAGGCGCGTCGGCCGGCTTCTCGTCCGGCTTGGCCTCGTCGGGCTTCTTCGGGTCGTCATCGGCGTGCTTCAGCTCGAGATCACCCGTGACGATCATCAAGATGTCGTCGGGGTCCATGTTCCCGTGCTTGAGGACGTTGTAGATGTCCGCTCCCGAGTTGGCCCCAGCGAGAACGACGCTGGTCTCCTGGATGACACCATCGTGAACCAGGTAGCCCCGCTGATCGAGGTCCTTCGCCCAGATGCTGTACTTGGTGAGGTCACCGTGCTCGACGGCCCGCTTGCAATCGAGGGCCTTCGGGTTTCCGTTGAGGAACGAGTCGCCCCAGATGCCATCCTCGCGCTTGGACAGGATGGTGTATCCGAGGACCTGACTGACGTCCGTGTGGTTGTGCTGGTAGACCAGCGGCACCTTCCTCGTGACCTCGTCATCCGCCTGACCGGCGAATGCGGCGTGCTGAATGGTACGACCATCCGTGCACTGGATCCCGTATCGGGTGACGTAGCCTGAGAAATCCGGTTCCATTTACGACCTTCTTCCTTGGTTACTTCTTGGCTCTGTGCTTGGCGACGTAGTCCAACGGAGTCTTGGACTCCTTGAGCTTGGCCTTGTCGTCGTTCTTGAGGCTCGCTGAAATCTTGTCGCTGATGTACTTGTCACCGACAGAGTTGGCGACTTGCTGCAGCTGACGTTGAGCAGCGGTCTTGAGAACGCCCTTCGCCGTGGTCGAGAGCCACCCGGGCTGTGTCTCGTTGAGTTTCGCAACCTTGGACAAAGCCTCGGTACGAGCGTTGAAGAATTTCAGGTCGGCTTCATTCCAGTCTGCTGCCTTGCCGGCCTTCGCTTCGGATTGAAGTCGGGCATAGCGTTCAGGAGCAGGCTCCTGGATACCCGGAATTTTTGCCGCTGGCTTTGAATCGGAACTCTCGGGCTTCTTGTCACCCTCAGTTTCCTTGGCTAGGGCCTTCTCGGCCTTTGCGGTAGGAGTGACATCCTTGCCCTCCTTCTTACGTTGAATAACCGACTTAGCCAGCTCCTTGGACGAACGAACAATCCCCCAGCGCTGGCCCTTGATGCCGTGATCTTCCTTGTCTTCGGGTTGCTTGGTGCGCATCCCGATGTGATCCTTAGGCACCCGTCACCTCCTCTGGCGCAGGGAGAGCCCTAAGTGGCTCAGGCGCAGGGACCTCACCAGTGGAGGCCGCCTGGTCCTTGTCCGGCATGTTGGGGTTGTTGAGCTTGTCAGCACCCGGCTGATCCGAAGGACGGTAACCGATCTTCGGACGCAACTCGTTCGCCGTGACAACAGCATTGCGGATCAACTTGTCCGCTACCTCGGCCAACTCGTCGATCGGAATGATCTTGAGCGGGTCGGTGTAGATCTCGATCGAATGGCGCTGAGTACGCGCTGTCTTGGTGAGGAACTTTCGCGTGTACTCGAGACGCGTGCCATTGGCAATCGGCTCGATCGTGCGGTCCATGTAGTTGTTGATAGCGTTTCTGTCCGCTGTCCCATTCATGATCTCTGGAGTGAGGCCGAGTTCGTCCATGACCTTCTTGCCAAGGTACTCGATCTGTTCCAGCAGTTTGTTCTCTACCGGTCGATTGAGCTGAATGACCTTCTCTGAAATATCGATGTATCCGATACCCAGTTCGTCGTTCATCAGCTGCTTCCTGAGAGCCTCACGACGCTTCTCGGCCTGCTCTTGGCGGCTTTCGATGCGCACGTTGTAAGGCAACTGCAAGATCATGTCCAACTTGCCAGAAGCGGCAGCCTGGTCGATGTCGTCCAACAGGTTGAGCTTAGTGATGAGTCGCTGAAGGAGACCATTCGGCTCGTTCATGATGCTGTAGAACGGATTCTCCTGGTATACACAGAGTTCCTTCGGCACCCAGCGAGTCTTGACGACGCCACCGTTTATCGGCTTGCCATTGCCATCCACCTCTCGGTCGTCATAGACGTTGAGAAGTAGCTTGCGAGGCGTTCGACCGGCGACTGTGGCCACACGAAGATCACGAATGCCATAGCTGGCATTGTTCAGCGGATCCAGGTCAGTATTGACCGGAACGATGCACGCTTCACCCGTCTCGAAGAGAGTCATGGCGAAGTCGATCTTCAGTGCGTGAGCCGACTGGTCAATGTTGGCATCCAGGGTAAGACATTCGTGAAGTCCATCTCTGACAATCGAAGCCGCCACATCATTGTCGTCCAGCTTGGCGTGAATGAACTCCACCGAAGCGTAGTCAACCGCCAAACGGTTGTAGATCGACGTGACGAACGACTTGTCGCTGTACAGACGAGATGAGGTGTGGTTCATCCGGGGGCTGTTCATGGCGTATCCGCCGCTGTTACTCAGCTCTGGGTTTTCACTAGCGA